CCGCCGTTGGCCACGGCAGCAGCCGATGTGATGCCGGTGTAGTCAGCCATGTTACTTCTTGCCCTTTGGCGCGGGTTTTGAGCCTGATTTGGCCTGCGCAGCACGCTGGGTGCTGTACGCGATGGCCACGGCTTGCTTTTGGGGCTTTCCAGCCGCCATTTCGGCCTTCACGTTCTTGCGAAAGGCCGCTGGAGACGCTGATTTGACGAGTGGCATGGCTACTTTCCCTTCTTTGCCGTCTTGGCCGATTCTTTGAAGGCTTTGGCCGTCGGAGCACCCGTTGTGCCCGGTTTGCGCATCTTTTCGCCGCTGCCAGCAGCAATTCGCTCACGTTTGGCTGCGATGTTTGCGTAGAGACCGGGTTTTGTAGCCATGATCAGCGTCCTTTTGACCAAAACGCGCCAGTTTTTGGGTCGCGGGCGTCCGGCGCATGCAGCAGTGGGTGAAGTCTAGCGTGTTCTACGGTCTTCATGACGCGCAGATTTTCGACGCGGTTGTCGTTGTGGTGGCCGTTGATGTGATCAACCTGCTCGTTGGCCTCAAGAGGCTTGATAAAAGCGTTGGCCACCAAACGGTGCACCAAAAAAGATTTGCAGCGTTCTGTGCGAAGGCCGCCGTTACGAAAACGCACCTCAGCGTATGGTTTTGTACGCCCGGTGTCTTTTTTAAGTGTCAGGCGCATGATGCGTTCCGGCATCGGCACATCCGCACCTGCTTTACCGCGCCGCACGCGGGCCAAAGACTTGACGCGGCCAAGCGTGCTTATTTGATACCGGCCTTCATAGCCTTGGACGTCGGCCCACACTTCAACACTTCCAACGCTGCATTGCGGCTCTTGCACGGCTTCCTGGCTCCGATTTTTCTGCGATAGGAGCCATTCTACTACAGAAAGACTTTTTCCGTGCTTTGTCAGCCTCGGTTTTGGGGTTGGGGGCTGGCGCCTTAAGGTTGGAGCCTGTCTCGCGGTTGTACTTCTCGCGCCCTTTGGCCGTCAGACCCGCGCCTTGGCTCACCGGCAGCTTCTCGCCCCGACCAACGCTCAAAGACACGGACTTTTTGGCCATTACGCACCCATCCAACTCGAAGACATCACGCTTCTGTCGCGCATTGTAACGGTACGCGGGCGATCAACATACTCTCGATGAGCAACAGGAAATGCAAACGTCACCGCAATCGCGTCTGCTGCGTCGGGTGATGCCAAGCCACGGGCTTTCATTTCCTTCTTGCCCTCCAAAAATATGGTGCCCGCCGAGTTGGGCTTCTTCATCGGACCGGTCAAGTCGGCCTTGAGAAGCCTGTCCTGCGGCAAACTGGCCGACTTGAGCCAGTCGCGCATGGCTCCCCAGATCTCGGCGCGTTTGTTGCCCCACATCACGGGGTTCTTGGCCTTCCAGCCGAAGTTCACCCCGCGCACTTTGTACTTCTGCTCGGTCAACCTGTCAAGTATCCCGTAGCCCAGGCCACCCTCGTCGATGACGGTCAGTGCTGGCCGGTACTCCTCGATGGCGTCGATGACGTGCCCGACTGTGGTCATGGTGTCGTCGCCTCGGAACCGCTTGATTGACACGATGTCGCGCCCACGGCGCACGACGATCACAGTGCTGTCCATGCCACCCCGGGCTGGGTCCACGCCGATGACGACTGGTGCGGTCATGTCTTTCCACTGCTCCCGCTTCATGGCGTCGTCCACCAGATGCGGCGCGATGAACTGGTCTTGGCCGCTCTTGGGGAAGTCACCGTAGACCTCGACCCGGGCCTCGTCGGAGTCCTCGCCGTACTCCTCGATGATCTGCTGGTAGATGCTCTTGTCGGTGCCCTCGACTGTGCGGGCGTCAATCTTCTCGCTCTCCCAGAAGTCCCGCTTGTTGCCGTCCACCGACTCGTAGAAGTACCCGGTGTTACGCCGTCCGTTGGAGAACGCGAACCAGTACCGGTCGAGGATGTTCTCCGTGAAGAAGCCCGCCGCCACGCTCCAGATCGAGTCCGGGATGCCGCTAGCCTCGTCAAAGATCACCATCATGCCGTCCATGTTGTGCACACCGGCATAGGCGTCAGGGTTCTCCTCCGACCACAACTTCCCTTCAGCGCCCCAGTACCGGGTGCCCTTCTTCAGATCCCGCTCGACAAGTTCAGTCAACCACGCAGCGGGGTTCAGGCTGGTAGCGGTCGGCTCCCACCAGTGGGCGTTGATGGCCATCGTGACCCACTTGGTCAACTCACCCCAGGTGACCTTGCGCAACTGGTTCTCCGAGTTAGCCGACACGATGACGGAACTGCCTATCCGCGTGCTCAGCATCCACAGGATCAGCCACGAGACCAGTGCTGACTTCCCCACGCCCCGGCCCGACGACACGGCCCTGCGCAGCGCCTCGATCAACTCCTTCTCGGTCAGTCGCCCTCGGTTCTCCTTGATGAAGTCCCGTATCCTGCGCAGCGTCCTGCGCTGCCACGCCCGTGGCCCCTTGAAGTGCTCCAACGGTGTGTTCTTCTGCCCCCACGGGAACGCGAACAGCACGAACGTCTCCGGATCGTCCTTGATAGACGGACTCCAAAGCTGCGACATCAGAAGCTGCTCCTCCTCCGGCGAGTAGCGCATCTTCTGCATCAGTTGTTCTCCAGTCGAGGGGTTACGTCGATGACCTCACCCTCGATCACCCGGGCCTGGGCCTGCGCCAGCGCTTCAGTGATCGAGATCGTGCCACCGAGTTCAATCTGCTTGGTCTCACCGTAGCGCTTCTTGTTGTGCGCTCCCATGAGCCACTTGCGCGTGTCGATGCGCAACTTGTCCCGGTTCACCGTGTCGTTCGAGGTGGGGTCAACCGATTCGACGCCATCGGCAATCTCAAGGATCTCCCCGGCCAAGAACTCCGTGCGCATCTCCTGCGCTTCCTTGAACCGCTCATGGCGCTGCGGGTCACGCTTGACCCAGCGCAAGAAGTCCTCATACGAGATGACCCTCGGATCACCCTCGATGAGCGACTGCAGGGATCGACCCCGATAGATGTCCTCGATCACCCGTTCGAATATCTGCTCGTATTCGATGTGCAGCAACTCTCTCGCAGCCTTCGTGGGGCGAGGTGTTGGCGGGTCCGGGCACGACAGCCAGTTTGGGAGTGCACTTTCACCGGTGACAACCGTGCCTACGGATGGAGCGAATGCTTGTTCCATAGTGTTAAGGATCGTAGCACATGGCTGGAATTGTAGGAAGTAGGGGGAAGTGACCCACTGGGTTTCTACTTTTTGAAAAAAATTTTCACGGGGTTCGTGATGCCTACGTGGCCGGACCCTCAAACCAGCCGGCCCTCCCCCTCCCCCAGACCCCGGCGACCCCAGTGGGTCCGAGTATCCCGGCGAATACTCACAGCCCAGTATCTGTAACCCATTGGGTCCGAGTATCTCCCCGATACTCTGAAAACTGGCTTAAACCCAATGGGTCCGGGGTTCCTGGACCATTTGGGGGAATTACTGGACTATGGGAACAATGGACCCATTGGGGTATTGAATAACTGACCCAATGGGGCATTTCCCTTGGTTTGTATCCGTGTATCCGGCAAAATGGTGAACGAACGACAGGTTTGCCTTTCGCGCGCCCGCGACCCCTTGTTTCAATACGATTTTGAAACAGCACTTATTCCCGGGAATCCTTCAAACTCGTATCCCTCAATCCTTGACATCTTGTCACCAACGCGCTAAGATGCCGGATACATGGATACACCGAAGAAAGGAACACACCATGCCAATGATTCGTTTCTATGATGACGCTGAGCTAGTCGGATTGACACCCGAACAACTGGCGCACCTGCGCCTAGTCTCCCGAGTGCTTGAGACTGACGAAGATGCGGACGCCGAACAACTCGAACGCTTGACCGATTCGCAACTGCTCCATCTTCTCGGTGAGTCTGAGCCCGTGCGAGTGGTCAAACCTGAACCCGCGAATCCTTCCCCGCCGAAAGTGCGGGAAAGCAAAAAGCCCGCGAAGCCTCAAGTGCGAACCCCTCGCACGATTGGCGAAGCCTTCGCGCTGATTGACGCTCAGTTGATGCGGCGCACCGTGGCCCGTGTCGAGGTGGTGCGACGTGACAAGACGCGATTTACGCGGGACGTGGAGAAGTTGACCCCGTGCGGGGATCGGGTGCGCTTCGATGGGCGCACCTACCGCGCTGGGGTTGTCGCGCACTACCTGAAAACGGGTGAGATGGTGCACCGTGCGCCGCGTCCAGCAAAGCCCCCGCGTTACAAGGCGCAAGTCCGAGACGGTGCGCGAGTGCTGCACCTGGGCTACTTCGCCACGGCTGAAGAACGCGATGCTGCCGTTTTCGCCTATCGTCTAGGGGTCTACCCCATTGGGTCAAAAAGTGCTTGACAATGCAAACCCAATGGGTGACACTGTGTTTCCTTGTAACCCGTAACCTGTAAGGACTGACATCATGAACCACCAAGCCTACGAAGTCTGCAACCCATCCTTCTCTGATCTCAACATCGAGCGCCAGATCGAATACGGCATCAATGATTGGTGCGCGGAGGGCAAGTCTGGTCATCAATATTTTGGTCAGACCAAGGAACAAGCAGAAGCCATTCGCGCTCAGTATCAAGACATTTGAGGAGGTCACATCATGCGCAGACTCATCCTCGACTTGATCATTGCCGCCCTTGTCGCGGCCTGTTTCGTTCTCCCCATCGCCCTGCACTTCTGGGGCATCCTGTAACCCGTAAACGTAAAGGAACTACACCATGAACGACCGCACCTACAACGGCTGGACCAATCGCGCCACTTGGCTGGTGAATGTCTGGTTCAACCCCGAGACGCGCGAGGACGTCGAGTCCGCCCGCTACACCATCGAAGAGGCCGAGGAGTCCATCCCCGACTTCATGCGCGACTTCTTGTGCACCGATGAGATCAACTGGACCGAGATGCTGGAGCACTTCGAAGAGACCGAAGAGGAGATTGAAGAATGAAACAGTTCAACCCTTTCCCCGAAGTGTCCAGCCGCTACGGCTCGCCTATGGGGCGCACTGGCGACAATCCCGCGAACCTCGAAGGTATGCGCCGCCTTCACGCCCGCCATCAGGGCGGCGGGGACGGTTATGACAAGGGCGGGGCCTACTGGGGCACCCCCTCGAATGTCTGGGGAGTCTGGGGTTGGATTGACGGCTGGCCGTGCTGCACTTACGTGCGGGCCAGTAGCCGCGCCGCCGCCATCGAGAAAGTTAGAAAGGGCGCCCTCGAATGATCGCCTCCCTCATCGCAGCCCTGATCGGGGCCCTTGTGGTCCCTCTGATCATCGATCTCCTCGACCTCTGACCCTAACCCCTCAACCCGACCCGCCAGCGATCCTGGCGGGTTTTTCTGACCCTGGAGAACCCATGACCACACCCTCGAACCCTTTTGCCGCCCTCATGGCTCGCCTAGACCTCGACGAACATCAGGCCGCTGACTACCTGGGCGTGCCTGTCTTCACGTTTCGCAAATGGGCCAATGGGGAACGCTCCCCATCGGCGGCAACCCTTCGCCTTCTCGACGTTCTGCGCACCATCGAAGCCCTCGCCCCTGCGCTACATGCAGCGTTTTTGCCCGGGGAAATTAAGCATGTCGAAAAATCCCGAACCAAGACCTCAACCCCATCGACTGCCGGAAAAAGCATGTCAGAAAATCCCGTTTGAAAGGATCAACCGTGACTAACGAGCACTTTCAAAACCTGTGCAACACCTACGGGTTCGCACCATCTCGCGCACTGCGTGAACTCGTCGATACGGCCATCGCACAATCCCGTATCACTGGCCTACCACACTGCGAACGATCCTGTGAGGCCAACGCCTTCCAGATCGAGATTAGGCGGCTCAAGGCTGAACTGAGCAAGGATGACTGGAAATGATCACCGCCAGCAACCTCTACAAGTACGCCCCGCCTGATTTCGCCCGGTGCGCAGGCTCAGGACGCGATGAGTGCAAGACCTGCACCCGTAACATCGAGATCAGCCCTGTGCACCCGAGCACATCTCGACAGGTCTGGATCGGGCGCTGGGAACTCGACGAACGCTGTCCCTCCCGCGTACCGCTGCAAGGCGCAGCATGAAGCAAAAGGCCCGGTGATCCCGGGCCTTCTTCATTCATCCATCGTGTCGGGGTCATACCCCTTGACCAGCTTGCGCTCGTAGCCCTTCTCGTAGGCGTGGCGGTAGATGTAGTCCGCGTGGCGCTGCTTGGCCTTGATCACCTTCTCGCGGTACGCTTTGAACATGGCCGGCAGCGACGGGTTGATCGCCCAGGTCACGCGCTTCTTGTGCAGTTCACTCTCCACCTGCACCGCCCACCCGGCCTGCTCCAGCACCAGCATGGCGTCCATGACCGCCTGATCCTTCTGCCAGTCGGTCTTGCCCTCCAGCGGACGCCGTGCTGACTTCTTCAAAGTGCGCAGGTCAATGGTCTGCACATCGCCGCTGATCTGGATGATGTAGTCGATCACCCACTGCTCGAAGTCGTTCGTGATCGCCCCACCCACCTCGCCCAGGGCGTAGCGGTACGCCGGGATCACATAGCCCTTGATCAGGCTCACAACCCTGTGCACCACATCGACCTGCACCTGGGGTGCAAACGGTGCCTCGATGAGGTGAAACATGAGGATCAGGCGCCCTGCAAGGCCCTCCAGCTTGCCGAAGGCCGTCATGTACTCGGTGCCGCTGTCCAGCACCCGCTCGTCCTGTTTGGCCTCCTCGTACCACGCCTGGAACTCGCGGAAGGCGGTGAACGCCTCGGTGGACAGGTGGTAGGTCTGGGGCGACAGCGCGTAGGTCAAGCGCAGGGTGTTCTCCCAAGCCCCAGAACTCGTCATGTACTCGGGCACAGGGTGACCCAGCTTCGTCTTGCTCCCGCGCAGCACAGCAGGTATAAACCGCTGCAACAGGCCATCCGCTGCGAGAGAGGCCAAGTTTTGCCTGAACACTTGGGGCTGGATGTTCCCGTAGATGCTGACAGCGAGGTTCTCGCAGTAGATCGAGCCAGCACCCACGCGGTCCATCTCGTAGTGTTCTGACTCGTAGCTGACAACCCATGCCGAGCGATCCTCGCCGCTGGTCTTGTCTGTCAGCTTGCGCACCCATGAGTTCATCTCGTCAAGGTGGCACAACAGGCCACGCGGACGATCAGCAGCTTGGCGCACCAGCTTCTGGCTGGTGATGTCACTGACCGTGATCTTCAGCGGCACGGGCTGCGGGGGCATCTCGGGCACCGTGGGCGCCTGATCACCGCCCAGCATGGCCTCGGGGCTGGCGCTGAACTCTAAAAACGCCTTCTTGGCGCTGGCGTAGGCTGCCTCCTTGCCCTCCCAGTCGAGCAGTTCCTTGCCGTACCGTGGCCGGTCCTCGGCCTCGATGTTCTTCAGCGGCGACAGCATGGGCCGCGACCCGGGTGACTTCTTGTCCGCTGGGTCACCGAGGGTCATGAGCCACAGCACAGGCGGCACACGGAACCCAGGCATCAGTTCGAGTCGAATGCGGGCGTCAACCACCCCGCAGACAGCGGCCAACCCAGCGAACAAAGGGACCAAAGGGTCACAGCCCACGCTTTCCGAGATCTCTTGCGACCGCTGGCGCAGGATGGCGGGCCACAGACTCATGTCCATGTCGGGCGGCTTCGGGCGCAACCCATCGAGCACGTCCAGCGGCTCCATGACCGGGATCTCGATCTTGCTGAACAACTCGGACGCATCGGGCAACGGACGCTGCCACCCATGTTGCTTGGCGATGTGGAACAGGGTGCCCAGCTTGACCGACGTGGCCTTGTCCGGCTTGAACGACATCCACTGGGTCAGGATCTCCCGCTCACCGGGGTACTTGACCTGCGCCGTGGCGCTCCACTCGTTCCACAGTTGCAGGCCCTGATCAAGCTGGTTTGTCTGGGTGCCGGCCCAGTGCAGCGCCATGCCGATGGACACCCAATCGTCACGCCCACAATCAGCAGGCACACAGTCCAGCGCCTGCCGGATCTCTTCCCACGAAGCGTCAATCGTGCCGTCTATGTGGAGATTACGGACCTTATCGAAATCCAGTAACTTCTGCCACACATCGAGCAGCGCCTGCGGAATCACCGGCAGCCGCATCCAGTGTCCATGACCTGCCCAGTGATAGGGCTGCCGTGTCTCGGGGTGGATCGACGGCGGCAGCACGTCCTGCACCGTCAGGCCAGAAGCCGTGGCGCAGCGCAGTTCGTATGCGGTGATTCCGTTGTGCAGAATCTTCTTCGACGGCAGCGCAGCGCCGAAGGGCATCGCATACAACAGCTTGCCGCGCCCAGGCTTGCCCGAGTTGATCACCACCGCATCGGGCGCGTCGTACAGCGCCTGCAGATCCACGCTCTGTTCCGCCAGCAGACTTGTGGTGATGGTCCAGTTGTCGATGTCCAGCGCCATCGTGCCGCTGTACGCATGGGCCAGCCCGATGCCGTAGCCCTGCGGCAGGTCGGCCTGACTCTTGAGAGCGTTTTCTCTCAGGTTCCAGCCCGGGGTGCGTGGCCCCTTGGTGCCCGCTGGGATGGGTACAAGGCTCCAGCCGTGTCGGATGTATGCGTCAATGGACGCGGGATGTGGTTGCACGGTCTGTGGTGCCGTCATATACTTTTCTCGCTGGTGATCGCAGTTGCCAGTGTCATCACGTTTCTCCTCCGTCAGAAGCTGCCCCGGGGTTCACAAGACCCCGGGGCTTTTTCTTTGTGCCGTGTGTTGCATTGTGGCACGACCGTGATACACTGACAACATCGACAGCGAAATTTTCCATGTCATGCCCGCCATCAACAAATCAGCGTACTTGACTGTCCGAGTGTCAGACAAGACGCGCACAAGGTTTCACGTCAAGGCCAGAAAGTTCGGGACACCGAGCGAGGTCTTGCGTGAACTCATCGATGCGTTCGTCGAAGATCGCGTCACCATCAACCCCCCTGTAACCGGTAATCCCAAGGAGAAACTTTATGTCCCTCGAAGCCAAGATTGACGCGCTGACCCAGGCTGTACTGGCTCTGACTGCGAAGCTGGAATCGTCAACTGTAGCCGCGCCTGCGCCCGTGGCAAGCCCTGCGCCTGTAACTGCACCCGTTGTTGCAGCCATCGCACCGCCTGCTGTGGTCACCGTGACGCCCACGATGCCCGCACCACCGGCGTTCGTGGCCCCTGCGCCCGTGGCAGCGCCTGTGCCCAGCGGCGCACCGTTCTCTGACGGCAAGGGTCTGATCGATTACGTCATGGGTGCCTACAAGGCGATGGGTCCGCAGAAGGGTGCGCAGATCCAGAACGTGCTGACCGGCTTGGGCTACGCGAACATCAACGACGTCAAGCCCGAGCACTACGGTGCGCTGTTCCAAGGTGTTGAAGCCCTGAAGGGAGCCTGATCATGATCAAGATTGACAAACATGTCCCCATGCCCACCCGCGCCAAGAAGGTGCGTGTGGAGAAGTATGCGGTTCTTCGACAACTCGAAGTGGGCGACTCGTTCGCTGTACCCATTGGCAAGGCTGCTCTTTCTGCTCACGCTCGTCGCGTGGCCAAGGAGACCGGGCGCAAGTTCATCGTGCGCGACGAGGAAGGCAACTCTCGGGTCTGGAGAAAGGCGTGACCACGGCTCACGCCAAGCTGTCGCCCTCGAAGCGGCACCGCTGGGCTCTGTGCCCCGGCAGCATTCGTGAGGAGGCCAAGTACCCCGACGAGCGCAGCGGTGCTGCAGCCATCGACGGTACTCACACTCACACGGTGCTGGAGCACTGCACCAAGGCCGGACTCGCTGACCCCACCTCGATGGTGGGCGTCAAGATGAAGGACGACGATGGTGAGTTCGTGATCGACGCTGACCGCGCTGCTCGGGTCAAGGTGGCCATCGACTACCTCAAGACCCGGCAGGCTGAGTCTTTGGGCATGGCGCAGATCGTGTCCGAGGAGAGAGTAAACCCTCAGTGGCTGGTCAGCCGTGACGACTTGGACGGCACCGTCGATGCCCAGCTTCACGACCGTCTGAACGAGGTCGTGGAGATCATCGACTACAAGGACGGCATGAACGATGCGTGGGACAGCGCGATCCTGCAGATGGAGCAGTACGCCGTTGGTGTGCTTGCCAGTCTCAAGATTGCACGGCCCAACCCGTACCCGTTCAAGACCGTTCGCATGACGGTGATCCAGCCCAAGCTGGCGCTCAAGGGTGGCAAAGCGATCCGCTCGGTAGACTACCCGGTGGCCCAGGTGCTTGACGAGGTGGCCCGCGATCTTGTGATCGAGGCGTCTGCCACGGACAACCCCCAGGCCCCGCTGGTCCCCGGCGAGAGTCAATGTAAATACTGCAGGGCGAAGGGCGGATGCGCCGCGCTGGCAGGTAACGTAATGAAGGAGGTCGGAATCATGTTCCAACCCGTCGTAACTGAAACGCTCGATGTCGCGCAGCAGTCTGCCGACAAAGACCCGGCCCAGATGGACGATCAACAGATCCGTCAGATCATGGAGGCCGCACCGCTGATGCGCCAACTCCTCGAAGGTGTCGAGAAGGAAGCCCTGCGTCGTCTGGAGTCTGGCAACCCCATCCCCGGCCTCAAGCTGGTCCACGGTCGCGGCTCCCGCGCTTGGACGCTGCCCGAGGATGAGATGGCCGAGAAGCTGGTCAAGATGGGCATCCCCAAGACCGCCATCTATGAGACCAAGCTGGTCACCCCGGCCAAAGCTGAGAAGCTGACCTGGGAGAAGCGAGACGGCACCAAGGTGTCGCTGACCGACCGCCAGTTGAAGCGCATGGAGCAGGAGTACGTCGCCAAGCTGGCCGGCAAACTGACCGTGGTCCCTGAATCCGACAGCCGTCCTGCTGTCATCACCAATGCTGCGCCGCTGTTCAGCGCAGTAGCGGCAGCACCCGCTGCCGAGTCCCTGCCCTCGTGGCTCTCGTAATCATCGAAAGGTAACTGTCATGTCCGAAATCATCTTCCTGTCCAACGTCCGTTTGTCTTTTCCCCACCTCGCTGAACCCCAGCGTCAGGTGAACGAGCAGACCGGCAAGGAACGCATCTCGTACAACTGCGAGTTCATCATGCCGCAGGATCACCCCAGCTTCGGCCAGTTCATGCAGCGCTACGGCGCGATGGTACTGGACAAGTGGAAGGAGCACGCCCAGACCGTCATGGGCATGATCCAGAACGACCGCAAGCTGCGCTGCTACGGTCGCGGCGAGGAGAAGATCAACAAGAAGACCTTTCAGCCCTACGACGGGTACGCCGGTCATGTGTTCATCACCGCAGGCCGCGACTCGCAGCCGCAGATGATCCAAGCCGATGGCACACCCATCGACCCGACCAACACGATGGCGTACCAGCAGCTTGCCCGCAAGATGTATGGCGGCTGCCGGGTCAACGCCGCCGTCAAGCCGTGGTTGCAGGAGAACAAGCATGGCCGTGGCATTCGGGCCGATCTGATTGCTGTGCAGTTTGCCAGCGACGACACCCCGTTCGGTGAGGGTGCTGTGGACGCATCGAACCTGTTTGGTGCTGTGGCTGGTGTTCCTGCTGGCATGTTCGGCGCTGCCGTACCGGCTGCACCGATGGGCCTGCCGCCGTTCATGGCCGGTCATCAGTAATCAACCCGGGGGCTTCGGCCCCCGTTCAGGTAACCGTAATGCTAGTCACATGCCCACAATGTAACCAAGAGTTTTACAGGGATGAGCATTGGAAGCGTGTTTGCCTGAGTTGCTTCAAGGCGAACAAGCGCAAAGAACGGCAGCAAGAGGAAGAGTATCAGCGTCCGGAACCGGTGAGAGAAATTGATCCAATTCCACCGGACGTTCTGAAGAAACTCTTGTACCTGTGCCACCCTGATAAACACAACGGCAGTCGAGTCGCCACGGATATGTTTGTGTGGCTGTCTGATCTGAAGAAGTAACCGTAATGAGTAACGACTATGTGTTCGACATCGAGACCTACCCCAACGTCTTCACGTTGGCGGTCGAGCATGCGCAGGCTCCGTTTCGTTGGCTATTCGAGATCAGCGACTGGCGCAACGACAGCCGCAACATCGTCGCTTTTCTCCAGTTCCTCAAGGAAACGAATGCGCGAATGGTGGGGTTCAACAACCTCGGTTTCGACTACCCCGTCCTGCATACGCTGATCCGCATGGGGCACAGCGATGCCGCCACGCTGTACAAGAAGGCGATGGCAATCATCGGGTCGCAGGATGAAGACGGCGACAAGTGGATGCACTTCGTCAAGCCGTCTGACCAGTTCGTCACGCAGATCGACCTGTTCAAGATCCACCACTTCGACAACAAGGCCCGAGCCACCAGCCTGAAGATGCTGGAGTTCAACATGCGGGCCGACAGCATTCAAGATCTTCCGTTCCCTGTCGGGTCTGTTCTCACTCGGGAGCAGGTGGAGATTTTGAAGATATACAACCAGCACGACGTGGATCAGACCAAGAAGTTCTATCACAAGAGCCTTGACATGATCCACTTCCGCGAGGAGTTGACGCGCAAGTACGCCCGCGACTTCATGAACCACAACGACACCAAGATCGGCAAGGACTACTTCGTCATGAAGTTGGAGGAGGCCGGTGTGTCCTGCTACGACTACGGCGACAAGGGCCGCACACCTCGGCAGACCAAGCGCCCGGTGATCCACCTCAAGGACGCCATCCTGCCGTGGATCAGGTTCGATGACCCCGAGTTCAGCCGGGTGCTGGGCTGGCTCAAGCAGCAATCGATTACGGAGACCAAGGGCGTCTTCACTGACCTGACGGCCACCATCAACGGCTTCACGTTCGTCTTCGGCCTGGGCGGCATCCACGGCTCCGTGGAGTCTGAGGTCATTGAGTCAGACGCCGAGCACGTCATCGTGGACCTCGATGTCACCTCGTACTACCCGAACCTTGCCATCACCAACGGGTTCCACCCGGCGCACCTGGGCAAGGACTTCGTGGCGATCTACAAGCACCTGTTCGAGCAGCGCAAGCAGTACCCCAAGAAGTCCGCTGAGAGCGCGATGCTGAAGCTGGCGCTCAACGGGGTGTACGGTGACAGCAACAACCAGTTCAGCGTGTTCTACGACCCGCTGTTCACCATGAGCATCACGCTCAACGGGCAACTGCTGCTGTGCCTGCTGGCCGAAGGACTGCTGACGATCCCCGGGCTGCGCCTGATTCAAGTCAACACCGACGGCTTGACCGTGCGGGTGCCGCGCAGCCACAAGATCATGGTCGATCTGGCCCGCATGGCGTGGCAGGAGCGCACTGGCCTGAACCTTGAGGAGGCCGTCTACAAGGCCATGATGATCCGCGATGTGAACAACTACATCGGCGTGTTCAACGATGGCAGCACCAAGCGCAAGGGTGCCTACGAGTGGAAGGCCGGCTGGCACCAGAACGCTGGCGGTCTTGTGATCCCCAAGGTGGCCGAGAAGGTGCTGGTGGAGGGCGCCCCGATCCGGCAGACCGTGCAGCAGTGGCCCGAGATCATGGACTTCATGCTGCGCACCAAGGTGCCGCGCAGCAGCTATCTGGCCATCGAGTGGGACGGTCAGCCGCCCCAGCAGTTGCAGAACATCACGCGCTACTACATCGCAGAAGGCGGTGGCCGGCTGTTCAAGTGGATGCCTCCGCTGAAGGGCAAGACCGAGTGGCGAAAGATCGGCGTCGAGAGTGGCTGGGGTGTCCAGCCATGTAGCGACATCCGTGAAGCTGGCAAGTTGCCAGTGGATTTTGATTACTACATCCGAGAAGTGGAGAAGTTATGTCTGGCTTTAGCGTGAACCAAGTGCAGCACGGTGGCGACCACTACAAGAAGCAACCGATTCAACCGTGGGATTACATCGCTGCGAATGAACTCGGGTACTTCGAGGGCAACGTGGTGAAGTACGTCTCTCGGTGGAAAGACAAGGGAGGTGTCGAGGACTTGCGCAAGGCTCGGCACTACATCGAGAAGCTGATCGAGTTGAACACCGGCAGCATCAAACCTCACGGGTACTGACATGCTTGAAAAGAACATCGAAGCGAAGGTCTGTGGCTACGCCCGTGAGCACGGGCTGCTGGCCTACAAGTTCACATCACCAGCGCACGCTGCGGTGCCTGACCGGCTGTTCGTGCTGCCCAACGGGCGCATGTTCTTCTGCGAGTTCAAGCGCGAGGGTCAGAAGCCCACGCCGGCCCAGGAGCGAGAGCATCTGCGCCTGCGGCAGCACAAGGTCAGCGTGTTCGTGATCGACAACGTGGACGCTGGGCTGCGCATGGTGGACGAGATGTTGAGGATGTGATGCTCACACCCCACCTGCTCCACGACTACCAGAAGAAGGCAGTCAACTTCCAGTGCACCCACCCACACTCGATGCTGTGGCTGGACATGGGCCTGGGCAAGACCGTCATCACGCTGACCAGTCTGTCGCACCTGCTGGGCACCGGCTTCCTGCGTGGCGTGATCATCGTCGCACCGATCCGCGTCATCCGGCTGGTGTGGCGGCAGGAGGCAGCGAAGTGGGAGCACACCAAGCACCTCAAGTTCAGCATGGTCGCGGGCACCAAGGACCAGCGCACCCGCGCTCTGCTGCGCCCTGCCGACGTGTACATGGTGAACTACGAGAACCTCGGCTGGCTGGCTGAGACACTGCAGACCTACTTCGTCAAGAAGAATCGTCCGATGCCCTTCAACGGCATCGTGTGGGACGAGATCAGCAAGATGAAGAACAGCGCCACGAACCGGGTCAAGGCGTTCCGCAAGATCGCAGACCAGTTCACTTGGACCACGGGCTTGACCGGCACCCCGGCCAGCAACGGCTACAAAGACCTCCACGGACAGTTCCTCGTAGTGGACAGGGGTGAGCGCCTGGGCACCAGCAAGACGGCCTTCCGCACCCGGTTCTATCGCAAGGTGGGGCCGTACAAAGAGGTGCCCTATGACGACACCGAGGACACCATCAAGAAGCTGATCGGGGACATTACGTTGGAGATGTCAGCCGAGGACTACAACCCGCTGCCGGACCTGATCGTCAACAACATCGAGATCGAGATGCCCGACGAGTTGCGGGCCAAGTATGACCGGCTGGAGAAAGAGTTCTTCATGGTGCTCGATAGCGGCAAGGAGGTCGAGGCGTTCAATCAGGCGGCGCTGACCAACAAGTGCCTGCAGTTCTCCAACGGTGCCATGTACCCCATCGCTGGGATGCCGCTGTGGGAGCCCGTGCACGACATGAAGCTGGATGCGCTGGAGGAGATCATCGATGAGGCCCAAGGCTCACCGGTCCTGTGCGCCTATGCGTACCGCAGTGACGCCGAGCGCATCATGACCCGGTTCAAAGATCTGCGCCCGATCAACTTGACCGAGTGCAAGAGCGAGTCTGCGTTGACCAACGCCATGCACCGCTGGAAGACCGGCGACTGCCAACTGATGATCGGCCACCCGGCGTCGATGGGCCACGGCATCGACGGCCTGCAGAAGAACGGCCACATCCTCGTGTGGTATGGCCTCAACTGGTCGCTGGATCTGTACGAGCAGTTCAACGCCCGAGTGCGCCGCCAAGGTCAAGGTGCCCCGGTCATGTGCCACCGCATCCTGATGCAGAGCACCCTTGATCAAGCGCAAGCAATGGCCCTCGACGAGAAGGCCACAACCCAAGCTGGGCTGCGCAATGCGGTCAAGCAATACCGTCAATCCAAAGGAGTGTGAAATGAGTTACGCAGAAGTCGAGATGAAGATTGTTCAGTGGGGCGAGGCCCGAGGCATCGTGCAGAACGCTACCGCAATGTCCCAGGCCATCAAGACCCTGGAGGAAACCACGGAACTGCTGGACGCCCTGAACAAGAACAACCTCGACGAGGCTAAGGACGCCATCGGGGACATCGTGGTCACGCTCATCATGGTGTGCGCTGTGCTCGATGTCGATCTGGTGTCGTGCGTCAGAGGTGCCTACAACGAGATCAAGGACCGCAAGGGGCACCTCACAAAAGAAGGTGTGTTTGTCAAAGAAGTGTGATACACTTGTGTCACACCAACCGCAGGAGTAACTGTAATGATCCGTGAATCGATTGACTGGCTGAAGAGTGTGTACACAACCCCAAGCGCCGAGCAACTTGCGCTGCGTGAACTGGAGGACGCCAAGCGCAGGCTGCTGGAGGCTCAGAGCAGCCGCGAGTACGCTGACTCGATGTGCAAGTATTACGAGGCCAAGATCAAGCGCCTGACGAACTACCTGCACAAGGCCACGGAGGATCAGCAATGACCACACAACCCGAAGCCCTGCGGCTGGCTGATGCGCTTGAAGTGCGAGGTTTTCTCGGCCCCGCAAGTGATGCCGCCGCAGAACTGCGCCGCCTTCATGCTGTGAATCAGGAACTGGGTGCTGCATTGCGCCGCCTCATCAGCTACTGCAACACGCTGGAAAACCGTTTGATGGAAGCAGATGGTGAACACCCATCATTGCAGGAGGCCAAAGAAGCGTATGTCAAAGCGGAGGGGCAAGCATGATCTGGCCCTTCCCTCCTCCCGGTGGCCCGGTGCCACTGACACCCAAGGAACTCAAGGAACTGGAGCGCAAGGAGCGCGAGAAGCTACCGGAGGCACCATTTTGAGTTCACTCAACCGTGGGCATTTGGTAGTCGATGCCCTTGCCACCATTGCCGACTTTGGCGAGGTCACTGCGAGTGAGTTGGCCGATCATCTGCGCATCAGTCGATACGACGCCCACGCTGTGCTCACTCGACTGAACAACCGCACCAAGTCAGGCTTGAAGCGCATCCACGTTGTGCGGTACGTATACGACCACGAAGGTGCCCGCAAGTACCCCCGGGCAGTCTACGCCCTGGGTGACAAGTCTGACGCCAAGAAGCCCAAGCCTGACACGCTTGCCAACAAGCGGCTGCACTACCACCGGGCCAAGGCTCGGGCGCTGACCAACAGCGTCTTCAACCTTGCGGCGCAGTGGAGGGCGGGTACATGAAATGCCCTACTTGCAAGGCATGGACACAAGTTTTACAAACGAGGCAGCGCGACGGTTACACCTACAGGAGGTACACATGCGCGAACGAGCACCGCTTCAGCACACGCGAATCCCCCGTGGCTGTGACCAGCAAGGCCGACACCCTCAAGCGGCTGAATGCTGCACTGAACTCGGCTGCGAAGATGACGACGGTAACAGCGTGACGCCACTGGCTGTAGCAGCGGTGGTCGTGGTGCTGTTGATCGCTGTGGGGCTGGCTCTCACCTGACCTGTGTCAGTACGACCAGATCGTCGGCTGAGAGCGCAGATCGAGGTGGATGAACCGCCCCGCGCCTTTCTGCTGTACGCCTATGCCGGTGAAGCCTAGGTGCATCGCCAGGCGCAGCAACTCATGGGCGTCAGCGCCTTGCACGCCGACGTCGCAGGCTAGGCCAGTCGCGTGCATACCCGGCTCGGTCTTGGCCTTTTCGATTGGGTGGTCAGGGCAGCGGTAGCCCGAGGTGATGCTCATCGGCTTGCGGTAGATGTCGCGCAGCGCCTGCAGACGCCCCATGAACTCGGGCTTCATCTCCTGCTTACCGCAGTGGCGGCAGCGGAACTCAGCCTCAGTGAAGTTGGGGTAGTCGGCCCAGTTCACTTGGTCGCCACTCCCTTGGCCTTCTCGTAGGTGCGCAGGCCACCGATGCCCAACATGCCGCTGAGAACCACCCAGAGCAGATCGGTGTCAACGGTCGGTGGCGCAGGCCAGCCCCGAATGGTGGCGATCCATGTCAACAGCGGCTGCAGGAACACGGCGTAGCCGAAGCCAGCCACACCTACCCACCCTGCGCCTGGGCGCCAGCCAGCCACCCAGACGCTGGGGTGCTGCGCCTCGCGGGCGTTAATCTCAAGCTGCGCGATGGTCTGCTTGAGTTCACCCTCCATCGCCATGCGCAGGAAGTCAGCTTCCGCCTGCCGCTTGGCCTCTGGGTCAGGGATGAACCGGTCCAGCAAGGTCTTGCCGACCTCCAGCAGAGGGCCGAGGATGAGAGGGTTCATGTCGCTTCAGCTTCCTTTCCAGTGACTCACAAGGAACCCCATGAGCCCAGAGATGCCTGACGCCACGGCCATGCCGAACCAGAGACCGCCTTTGCCCTTGTTGGCCAGTTCAAGAAGCTGTTCAAGTTGGCGTTCCATCTTGTCCACCTTCTTGTCCATGTCCTGTACTTTCTGCCACAGAACACCGTACCTCACCGGGTCGATTTCACCGCTCTGGAACTCCATCGAACTCACCTTACAAATTCGTTTTCGATGCTGCTTTCAGGTGCAAGCATGTTGATGCTGGCGGCTGTGCCGCCAGTAACCGCAGCACGGGCAGGTGCACTCCATTTTGACGGATCGGCAACGAGTTGCAATATCCGGTTGCGTTCAGCAGCGGGCAGGGACTGCAGCAGATTTACAGCACTCTCGGGTGACTGCATCGCCTCGGCCAGCACCTTCATGCTGCGGCTTCCCACAGCCTTTTCGAGTTCGCTGATGGTCTTGTTGGCAGCAGCACCCCAGAAGCTCAGCCACGACGGCAGGCGGAACTTGGACGTGTTCTCGCGCAGCAGCGTTGCCAGAGCCTTCTGACCATCGCTGGCCTGCTGGCTTGCTGCAAGCTGACTCAGGCGCTTGTTGGCCTGGGACTGCAGAGTACCCAGAGTGTCTTCGGCCAACTCGACGGCGATGTTGTACTTGCCCGGGCCGAGGATCTTCTCAACAGTGTCCGGGGATTCGTTCTGCACAAGGCGCACAAATGCGTCCTTGTCCCTTTGCCACAACTCCAGAGCCTCGCCCGCCAACTGTTTCTCGGCGACCTTCTGAGACATCTTGGCGTATTGCTGCAGATACTCGCGGTAGCCCTTACCGCCAGCAGACTCGATTGCGTCGTCGATGACTGGCTTGATTCGACTCAGCACGCCGGCTGCGGCGTTGCGTTGCGCCGTAGCGTCAAACCCGGATCTCAACTGAGCCACGGTAGCGTTGACCGAGTTCTTACGGATGGCGTCGAGTGCGCGGGCGTCAATGATGCCGCCGCCGCTGGTCCACTTGGCGATGTCGTCAGCGATGTTGCGCAACGACGCCTCGACCAGATCGTTTGCGGCTAGTTCGGGGTTGCTGCCCACGGCCTTCAGGCTGCGGATCAGCGGCTCACTCTCAAGCGGCTTGATGCCCACCGAGCGCAGGGCGTCCGCAGCAGCTTTGGCAAACCGAGAACCTTGACCCAGATCGAGCGAGGCAGTCGCAGCCTGAGAAGCCCACTCGTCGGCCATGCGGGCCAAATCACCCTTGTAGGTGTACTTGGTCAAACCGACTGGCAGGTTGCGTTTGATCAGGTCAAGTCGAGCAGACGCCTCGGCAATGTTGCCAGCGTTAACTAGATCACGAACCTTCTGCACCTCGGCAGCAGCCTCTGCGCTCAACTTGCCAGCCTGCGCTTCGTACTCGGCCACCATCTTGCCCAGGTTAGCCCGGGCCAGCGCTGTGTCACGCATCGGCGTCGTGATGGTGCGAACCGCTTCTTTCGCAGCCTCCGTGGTGCCACGAACTTCGGCTGCGGTGGCGCCACCGGCCAGCTTGGCCAGAGCGTTGACACCCTCATCGTGGCTCAGTTTGTTGAACTTGCTCAGATACTGAGCACCGCTGGGGCTCTTTTCCAACACGTCTTTGACGAGTGCTTGCCACGCAGGGTTCTGAATGCTGGCGGTCACCTCGGCCACGCTGGCGCTGGGGTCAGCGGTGCGCAGAGCGTTGAGCGTCTGTTCGAGGTCGTCACCCAGCGATGCACGCGCCAAGACAGCAGCCTTGTTCTTGGGGATCTGGCGCAGGTCGGCCAACTTGCCCGCGCCCTTGGCCACAATCCCCGGCACGAAGGGAACCGCTGCGCCAAGTGCCGCACCGGTGGTTGCAGACCCGGGTTCGATCAGGCCAGCGCCAGCGGCTCCCGTAACAGCGCCTGCTGCAATCTTCCCGGCTGTCGTCTGTGCGGCAAGCCCGCCACTCGTCAGCGCCGGCACAGCGGATGCCAGTTGAGGAACGACCCGCGCAGCAGCTTTAACCGGCACGGCAAGGGCGCCACCCACACCCATCGTGCCTGCCATCTCTGCGCCGAACTTGCCGGCACCGTAGGCAAAGGACGACGGGTCCGCACCCAGTGAACGCAGCGCCTCATCCATCTTCTGACGACGGGCGACGTTTTCTTCCCCGGACTCGAAGGGACGGATCAGCGTTGCGCCAATCGACCCCGCCCCTCGAACACCGCCCGCCAGTACGTCGAGCACAACCTTGCCCGCTTGGCGCATCATCCCGGACTCTTTGCGCTCACCAGGGATGCCTTCAGGCGCAGCGGTGCGCGGACGCAATGACTCGGGCAGTTCTGGCGCAGTTTGTTGGCCAAGCGAGGGGACACCAAACCGCGCACGAATGGCGTCTTGAGTTGCCGGATTCGCGTTGGTGAAGTTTGGGTCTTGCGCGGAAAACTTGTCGAAGATGGCCCGCTTGGTTGCTTCGTTGGCGTTGACGTAGTTTGGATCGGTAAGGATCGAGGCCAGATTTGCCATGTGCGCTCCTTACTGCTTCAGCAACGGGTTGTTCGTATCGACAGCACCCCCACCACCGGGCATCGCGCTACCAGCACGGGCAGCACGAGTTTGCGCGTTGGTGACGCCCTTGCGAATGACGTCTTGCAGATCCATCGCGGCGCGGATGAACTCTTTCTCGTCCGTGGCAATCTTCATGCGATTGATTGCGCTTGTTCCCTTTTCACCCTCGGGCTGCGTAATTGCACCACCGCCCTTGAGCGATTCAAACGCTTCAAGGAACGATTGACCCGTAACCTGCTCGAACCGCGCCATGAAGCCTGCGGCATCAGTGCCATCGATAAACCGCGCACCTGGGAGCCAAGTGGCGCCCACGGCGTTCTCGAAACCGGGGTGAGGCTTGGACCCCTTGAGCAGTTGACCAGTCTTGGTGTCGCGCTTGCCGATCATCTCGTCGATCAAACGCACACCTTCTTCGGCGCGGCTGATGACCTTCGGCAATGCTTGCACCGCTGCCACATCGCCCTTGGCAATGGCTTCACCTGTGGCGCGGGCGGCACTCATGCGCTGCTGGAACCCTGGATCAGCATCCCGGCGATTGTTCTCCTCCAGCACATTAACACGACGTTCTTCAAGACCGATTCGACGAGCGTCTTGAGTAAGCCGGCGCTGATCGAGTTCAAGCTGGTCCTTGCTGACCTTGATTCGCTCGGCTTCACCGGGGGCCATCGTCATGCGAGCTTCTGTGCCCGGTACGGTACGCGCCGCACCCTCGCCATATTTCGGCACAGCAAGCACACGGGTAGTACCACCCAAGGGCTGGCTGACAAAGTGCTGCTCCAGCATCTTGTCTGCGTCCATCGCCAAACGCTGCACAGTTTGCGGCGAGTAGTCAGCGGGGATAAGCGACTCAAACCCAGGCAAGTTCTTCAGCGTCTGCGTGCGCCACGAAGCGTAAGTCTGCGGGTCGCCGACCATCGGCAGTTGATCACGGGCCTGCTTTACATACGACGCCGCAAGATCCGCAGCGGCTTTCTTGCGTTTGTCAGCAGCTTCGTCCGCCTCTTGCTGTGCCTTGCGCGCCTCAAGCGCCGACTTCTGCATGGCCGCCCCTCTGGCAGGCGACACCGCGTAGACCTCGCGCAAAAACTCAGGTGAGGACAGGTTGACGTCCGGGCGCGCGTACAGCGCACGCAGACGATTCTCAGTCTCCACTTCGCGCTGGTACTCTTGCATTTTCAGCGCGGCCAACTGGTTCTGCTGCTGGGCCTGCTGGATTTGGCTGACGCGGGCGTACTGCTCCAGAGGGTCTTGCAACTGCAGCCCTCGGAAGCCCCCGGCGATGACTGGATCGAGTGCCATCATCAGACCTTTCCGTAATCGACTGTCAGGTATCCGT